TAGATTTACCTAATTCAATTCCAACTGAAAATTCTTCCTTCTTAAAAATTTTTAATTCATCTTCTGCATACCATTCATGCTGTTCTTCATCACCAGTAAATTTAATTGCATAATAATAACCATTTTTTATTTCTGAAATTATTCCTGTTTTACCTTCGTGTTCTGGCATATGTAATTCTGTTGGTATTACGGAATCACCTAATTGAAATTTATTGTCTGTGTCTTGTTTTGCAAAAGTTTCTATTGTACTTTTACAAAAACTTGCATATGCTTCTCTTGGTTTATTTAAAACTTCAAGATGAGCGTTTTTCATACCAGTTGCTATTTCTAGCTTATCACCTAAGATAGTTATACATTGGTAAATCCAATCCTTGAATCTAAATTTACCATTAGATAGTTTTTCTTTTTTTAAAACTTCAATTTCTATACTTATTTTTTTTGTGCCACTTTTAAGAATATTCTCTGCTTCCTTTGTGAGGTACTCTTTTTGGATCACGCCTAATGCTGTGGCATACTCAAGATTTTCATATTTTTCATACCCATATTCACAATCTTCTAAACTTAATATACTACCTAACGGATATTCATCAATTTCATGTTCTTTAAAATCTCCATTTTTAAATTTACCACAAATCGGCGTGTATCCTATAAAATTTTTATTATTTTCATAATCTTCCTTTTCGATTACACTACCATTATAGTTAGAACCGATAAGTCCAAAGAAAAATTTACAAACCAAAAATCTAGGATCATCTCTTATTATAGTAAATTTATCACAATTAAATTTTACTATTTCACTCACAAATTAACTCACCTCCTTTAAATTGGTTAAATCGAAATTAAAATTATCAATAAAAAAAGAAGTTAATTTAGTTTTAACTTCTTTAAAATTATTTTTTCTAACTATTCCATTCCTTTAAATAAATTTCTAATTCATCACTCATCAAAAATATCCAATAAAATTTACCTTCTCCTTTACTTTTTTTTATATATTGAATATTTTTTACATTACATAAGAAATTTTTAATTTTAATATCATAACAATAATAAAGTTCATCTTTAGAAAATATTTGTTCTGCATTTTTTATGTACATATATTATCAACTCACTTTTTGTTGTTATTTATTACAAATAAAAAAGACTATAAACATATAGTCTTTAACTTACTTTTATATTATTGTATTTTTATTCTATCCAACTAATTTTTCATAATCTGATTTGTACATCCATTTAAAACCACCTGCATGATTATATTTACCAAGACAACAAGAAGAAATATTTGAATGATTTATTTTTAATTGTCTTTCTGCTTCAATAATACTATCAAACTCCGAAATATATTCTTTATTTAGTGATAGTTGAACAACTTTTTTAACATATGGAGATTTTTTATATTGTTTTATTTCGCTTTTATTATAATCTGAAAGAAACATCCATTGATATCCACCAGCAGATTTTAATTTACCTCTGCAACAAGATGAAATACTCATAATAATAATTCCTGTTTGTTTTTCAGCTTCAACCATGCTACTATATTCTTGAACATATTCACCACTTAACGACAATTGAACAACTGGTTTCGCCCCTGATTTTCCTAATCTTACCCCACTTGCTTTTTGTATTTCATTGGCATCATAATCACACCACCCCAATTTACTACATTCATTAAGATATCTTATAACTGTTCTCTTTCCTAAGTTCAGAATAACACTAATTTCTGATGAATTTTTAATTCCAGCATTCCATAATTTAGATGTTTCTTTTACTAAATTGTTACAAGCAAACTCATGACATTTTAACCAATCAATATTAGATAAATCAAATATCTGTGCTAATCCACTAACTAAAATATTATCTCTAATATATTTCATATCTGATTTTACACAATCAATTCTAATCATCTTAATATTATGTTCTTTTGCTTTTTTATCTTTATAATCATCTATAGCTTGAGATTCTTCAGGGGTGGTTCCATCTAATGTTTTTTTATTACCATGTCCCAATGCTCCATCCATTTCAATTATATATTTTTTATTATTAAATTCAAAATAACTATCATATCTCTTAGGTTTAATCCAATCCGGTGAATATTCGAATTTTATATATTTTAATTTGTATGTATTATTTAATTGGTTTAATAAATTACGTCCAAACTTATTGGGGTATGAAATATTATCTCCACAAATAGAACATCCCACTTGCCCACGTGTAATAGCATTCATACTTCTTTCAAATATATGATTACAGTCTAAACATTCCCATTTAAGTTTTACATCATAGCCAATGTACTCATCACTCAATCTAATATTATAATTATTTATTTTACACCAATTATTAATATTTTGATATATGTATATATTAGATTTATAAAACCCTTGTGGTATATAACCTTTTTTTATGCTGGAAATTTTAATTTTACTATACATATATCCATCCGAATTAATTAAATCTACATTAATTTGAGTATTTATTATTTTAACATTAAGTAATTTCCAAGTATCTCCTAAGTTATTATTAATTATTTGCTTAACTTCTTGTGCTTTAATTCCATTAATATATAATGAATTAAAACAATTTATACAATAATGTTGTTCATCGTCTTTAATATATTTTCGATAATCATTCAATGCTATTGTTTTTAAATATTCTCCACACTCATCACATCCAATATCAACTTGCACCTTATAACTATCTAATAAATCCTCTACTTTAACTAATATTTTTGTATTCTGTGGAACTGACAACCTTCCTTGATTATCTTTTTCCCTTGGTATTATATATCCTTTATTTTTATACCATTTAATATGTCTTCCACTTAAGCCAATTTCTACTTCTTTTGTTAGCAACATTAATTATTACCTCCGACAGCAATTATTTTTATTTTCCGAGAATTTTAAATAAGGGAAAAGAACTCGGATATTCTCTTATCAATAAGGCTCATGACTTCCTTATCTATCCCAATATTATTATACTATTATTTTATAACTTTGTCAATAATATTTATATTTAATTTAATTAGCTTATAACTTTTCCATCGTTTGAGTCGTAGTCCCTAGTAGTGGCTCCTCCGTCATTTAGCTGGTCATCAGGTTTTTTCTCCCTACCACCTAAATTACTAGGATTGCTTCCGCTTTGAGTATAAGACGTACTAAAAGGAATGAATTGTTGCGTGTCCCAACTATATAGTGTCTCATCATCCATCTGCATTTCATATTCTTCTGGTAATTTTCCCAAAGAAGCGAGATATTCTTTACGACACACGCCAAGGGTTGCAGCGTTCTTATACCTATTCGAAACTTCTTCACGACTAAATGAGTCCCCGAACATCTTAATCCCAAATTTATAAGAACCCGTTCTTTGTGCTAATTGATAATTTATATTTTTAGTATATTGTCTGTACATATGATTTATAAATTGCATATCAGTAGTATTACTATTTTTAACAGCAGAACCAGATTTACCATCTGCTGAACCATATGTTAACGGTGATATACCAGAATTTTGCCACATACTATTTCCCACTATACTTGAAATTGCTGCTATACTTTGATTGTCAGAGGTCTTGATTTCTGTGGCACTCATTGGAGAGGAAAATACTGTAGTTCCGAAATTTAAGCCAGCTTGACAAGCCGCCACCCATTTGGCAGTAGTATTGAAATCTATGGAAGGTTTTCCATCTTTATCCAGTGGTGCTTGTAAATATATTAATTTAAATGTGTCTAACATCGTTTTGGTCTTCAAGAGTTGACGATATTCATCTATTCCTAACACATCTCTAAACAAACCCCTTAAAGGATTCAATCTAGCAGCCTTGGTGTCATCAAAAAGAAACACTACCGATTTTTTAGGTGGCATTTGTATAAAATAATTTTGATTAGTCTTAATATCCTCATAAAAATCTTCAAACCAATCAGTAAATTCAGAAGCATAATCATTAAGTGATTGTGGTGTACGAAGGAAAAACGTCATGTCAAAGGCATATGTGTATCCTAAACTTGTTCTTCCATTTATAATACATCTATTATCTCCAGAAGGCATTTCTTGATAATCAATATAATTATCCGCTTCTCTTAAATAGTAAAATTTTCCACCCTCACGTATGACACCTAAAGTTATATTAAAAAATTGTTCTTGAATTCTAAGTTTCGTTAAAAAATCTAATGCTTTCTTTTTAGAGTTTTTATATGTAGCAAACGCTTTTTTATCTTTTTTAGGATCGGGAACGGGAGTGATAGGATAAATGTAATAATAAAAATCAAGATTAGATGCAAAATGATAAACTACACGTTCAAATTGTAAAGATACCCCCTCAAGATACTGTGACAAATTACTTAATTGTTGTTCATATCTATGAGGTTGTAATAACCATTTCTCAATCTCTTGAGAAGTAGGTTTATATGGAGATATATTTATATCTTTCATCAAAGAGTTACTATAATGTGGATAGTATCCTTGATTATTATTTATCTTTCTTAACAAACTATATAATGTATTAGAATATGTTTCTAAAAATTTATCTGGTGACATATCTGTATTTGATATATCACTGTTTATATTACTATTTATATTATTATTACTATTTGTTGTAACAGAAAGTGATTTTTGCTTTTTTCTTGCCAAATATTTCACCTGCCTACTTTTTTAAGTGATTAATTAGTAATTTGAAAATTTTTCCCAAGGTTTTGATGTTGGAGCAATAAAGAAATTTTCAAGATCAAAACATTCATTCTCTTTATTTACTATATTTTTTCTTCTCAAATCATATAAATAATGAGAAAGCATAATAATTGTATAAAACCTATCATCATTCATTTTATTTTCTTTATCTTTTGGCAATTTATAAGATTTGCTTGTTTTCTCAGGATTTTCAAATTTATATATAGAAGTTATTTCTGTTTTTAATACATCAATATTAGTTAAAGCTACTTCTTCTTCAAATGATAAATTTCTAGAAATTAATTTAATTTCATTTCCATCTTGTTTTTCTAAAGTAATATATCCTTTACCATCATACTCTTTAGGAAATTTAATTAAATCAAGTTGCATTAATTCAATAAATTCATCAACCATTTGATTTCTATATTTATTTGGAGATATTAAATTTATTTTATTGCTTGCATTAGGATATTTATATTCATAACCTTCATATAAATCATAATTTTTATCTAAAAACCCTTTATGTTTTATCCCTTTTGAATCAATCCAATCTTCTAATAAATTATCTGAATATGCACTTATTCCTCCTCCACCTGAACCAGCATCAATTTGTAATACTTCAATATTTTCATAATCTGGTGCATTGCCATTATATGCTAAAATATTTTCTTTTAAAATTTTTATTTGTTCTGGTGAAGACATTTTAATTCCTTTTTTACTTGCTAAATCAACTAAATTTGTACAATTTACAATTTCTCCATAATATCCAATATTTTTATCTTCAATAATTTTCATTGCCATAATAATACTTTGATCACCACTGCGAGCAGGATCAAAAGCTATTGCATATTTACCACCATCAGTATAATGTAATTCTGGTAAAGTAAATGTTTCATTACGCCTAATCTGTCCCCATTTTATAATCTGATTTTCTCCACCATCTTTTGTAAATTTATTAAAATACTCCCTCATGGCTTTTTCTCTGTTTGATCTCATAGCACTATCAACTTTAGATTGCTGTAAGAGGGGATGGGCAGGTTTACCATCAATCATAGGATTCAATGGTAAATCACATGGAATATCACAACAAAAATAATTTCTATTACCTAAAAACATTTGTTTTGCAAAATCACGATATTTTCTATAAAAAATTTTATCAACATCACTTGCTGAAGATGCATAAATTAATTGTGTTGGTGTTTTTTTATGTAGTACTTTAATATTAAAATTATCATTAATTGATGTTATAAAATTCGTATCTTGTGTTGCAAATGCTTCACAAATTGTTATTAATTCATCAGATGAAAATCCTGCCTCTTCAAAATAGACTAATGTTGCTCTGCGACTTCTATTATTATCTGGTTTACCATTTAATGTAAATATTTCACTACCATTATAGAATTCCACACGAAATCCAGTTTGAGCATGAACGAATCCTGTTTTACAAGCTGGTGATGTAACTATTTCATATTGTGCAATATCTTTTAAAGAAGCAATAGAATTAGAAGATTGACCAATTCTTAAAACAATTTCTTCGATTTTATTATGTGTTTCCTGTGCTTGTGAACCGACTGAAGAAACAATATAAATTCCTTGATTTTCAAATAATATTGCTTTTAATAACATAAAAATAGCTCCAAGGAATGATTTACCAAAATTTCTAGAGCAACACCAAACTATATTTGTAGAATTCCAAGACATCTGTAATATATATTTTTGTTCATCTAGTAATTTAATTCCTAATAAATCTTCACAAGCTAAAATTGGATTTCTTCTATAAAACTTAATTATTTCTGCATTTTGTTTGTATAATTCTATCTTTCTACTACTTAACAAGATATCTTTTCTATTAGTTGCAACCATAATAGCCTCACCACCTTGTACTCCAATAAATAATACAAAAGAAGATTTTGTATTATTTATTGTGCCATATAATTATAAATTAATTATTATCTAATTTAATATATAATTGTCTATTTTCCTCTTCAATATCATCTAATTTATCTTGTAATTTCTGAATTAATTCTCTTTGCTCTTTAAGCATTGATATATAGTCATTTTCATCGAATTGTAATTGTTCTAATATGCTTTTATGACTTATATCAGCAGTTCTTTTCATTCCTATAGCTTTCATATGATCATAATAATCATGTTCTGCATCATCAAAACCAAGTTCTCTTAAATTCTTCATCATATAAGTTAAAGTAGATTTTCCTGCTTTTTTATCTCCACGATTTTTAACAGATATAGAGTTTTCTTTTGCAATTTTATCTGTACTTTCTACAATTGATTTTTTTGTTGTTGTTAAATTTTTAATTTCTCCTTGGTTAGAAATTAATGATTTAGCATCATTACTTAAATTAGCAATAACCAAATCAATTTTTCGTATTTGATTATTATTATTTACTAATTGTAAAATTTGTGAAAGTTTAAAAGCATCTTCTAATGTATCTTCATCTAAATAAGGTAATAATTCATTATATAAAAATTTTTGATCAAAATTAGAATATCCAGAGAAAAGATCATAACCAATTAATTTAATAATATCATTTTTTATTTGTAAATCCTGTTCACTAAGTTTAATATTATATTCTAAATCTTTTACTTCTTGTATAAGAGAATTAGTTATTTCTTCTTTGTTGTTATCTTGATTAAATAAAAATTTTGGATCAAATCCTGTCAGTCCATTATTTATAGAACCTAAAGAATTAATTTTTGTCATATATATTCTCATTGGATGTGCAGAACTGTCATTAACTAATTGTTTTACCATTCCATCATAATCGCCTTCACTAAAAGGAATATCAAATTTCATACATGTTATATAAATTGAATTTTTAATATCTTTTAAAATATTAAAATAAGTATTATATGTATTACAAATACATTCTTTACAGAAAACTGAATGATTATAATTATTTGCATATAGTGGAGAATTGCTTTTGTAATGACTTGATATTGCTTTTGTTTCTCCGCACATAGGACATCGTATTTTTTTATCGTCAATTATTTTTTCTTTTTTAGGTTGTGTCATATTTGTCACAGTTTTTACCTTTGGCATAATGCTATACTCCTTCTATCCAACATTTATCCATGTTTTATTTATTTTAATATTATATATAGCACATTTTCCAACACCATATTCTTTAGATAAATAAGTAATCGGAAATCCTTTATTTAATAATTCTTTTATTTTAATAACTTCTTCTGATTTTAATCTTTTATGTTTTTTATTTTTTTTATTTTTCTTTTTTATATCATTATCAGAAATTTTAAGTATTTCTTCAAATTCGTTATTAAAATATCTTACCTTAAACTCTTCAAATTGCTTATCATTATTATTTGTTAAACCATACAAAACATGAAATAATTTATGAATATTTTTTCTTAATGGCACACCAAGTCCAGATTTATAATTTAATTCTAAAAAAGTTTTATTAATAAGTTTTATTTCTTCATCATTATATATAGTCATATCACTATGTATTGGTAAATTTAATATATTAAATGTTTCTAAAATTAAAATACTAAAATTTTCATTGGCATGATGTATTTCTAAATCATTATTATTTTCATTTGTAAATGCACATTTATAATTATATATCTTTAAACTATCCATTTTCCATTCGTATAACATTTCTCTAAAATAAGGATGAATCGGAGATAAACCACCTTTCCAGTTATGGTTGTTTACTCCTCTATGTAATCTACTTTGTTTCCTTTTTGTTTTCTCAGAAACAACAAAACCTTTATGAGATTCACTTCTAATTCTAAACAATGCATCATCATTCCGTTGTAAATTTAACTTACTTGCTTTATTTTTAATAGCATCCCAAGTTCTATATGAGAATCTTTCTTGTAATTTTTCTTGTGACATACTAGGATAATTATCTTTTAAAAATTGAATATCATTATTAGACCAATCATCATTCTTTTCTATCTTTCTAATATCCCATTGTGATATTATATTATGTATTGTTTTGTAATTAGAATTTGGGAATTTGTCTATAAGAATTTGTTTATTTATATCTTGATAATTATTATAAATCCATTTAATATCTTCAAAACTCCAATTACTTTTAAATTTATTTGATTTATTTTGATACCATATATAAATATCGAAATTTTCATTTTTATAATTTTTGTATTTGCTTTTAGTACAATCTTTACATACCATTCTAAAACCATCTTTTGCAGTTTTTTCTTTGTAAAAGAATTCCGCTGTTAATTGTTTTTCTTCTCCACAACATGTACATACTCTAGTTTTTATTTTTTCGTCTTTAATTTCCAACATTTTTAATCATCCTCCACACAAATATTTTTAAATTTATCCTCCATTTCTCCACGCATATAAAAATAAAATAGAAATTAGGATGTGTAGAGAGGGAATAGCTAATTCCCAATTACTTAACTTCTTAAAATAAACATATTTAAAATTATTATATTTATAATCTAATACTAACCTAAAAAATATTACAACCAAATCTCACTTCTATACTAAATAATAAACACACATTAAAACCCATTAAGATAATAATTAATGGGTTTTATCTATGATTATTTAATTGTCCTTCCGACTATCTAACCCCATCTAGTAGAATTATTAATCATGTTAAGTATTTGTTCAGCAACTTTATTCATATCATCTTTTGTATTATTAACAGTTAAATTACATGTAATATTAGTTTTAGATTCTTTTTCATTTTTATTTGTATCATTAACAAATTCCTTTTCACAATCGTTCCATCCAATTTCCTTACCCAACATAAACAATTCATATAAAACATTTTTTATACATGAACTACAATCACAATCTAAGTTTTCAATTCGATCATAAAATTCTTCAATAATACTAATATCTAAGCATATATCTTTATTTTCACAATCATCACATTTATCAACTGATTCCTCATCATAATCTTCAATAAAATTATCCGCAAATTCGTCTAAAATAGATTTAATAGAAATTTTATTTCCATTTGTCTCTTGAATTCTCTTAGCAAATAATTCTAACAATTCTCCGTAATCAAATTCATCTTCTTTACATCCTTCGCAATCTTCACAACAATCACAAACTTCATCGTCATCGTATGTATAAGGACTATCATTTATTTTTTTTACTTCTTCTTTATTATATTCACTTAAACCACCAACAAAATCTTGATAAGATTCAAAATCAACTTCTTCACCATCAATATAAAACTTACTTTTTACGTGTTCAAAAGTTTCATCATCATAGTAATGTTTGGTTGTTAGTTGCATGTTTTAATATTCTCCTTTAAATTTATATTATTATTTTATAATTGTAATAAATATAATTTAATTATTACAACATATCTTTTTCCTTTAATATTGTCGCATTTTTAGAACTCTCAATAGTAGCATTAGCATTTATATTAGTTATTTGTACACTATGATCGACATTCATTTTATTCAGAATTAACGTAATAGAATCATCCATTGAAATACCTGAATTAATTAAACCTGTGTAAAAACCAGAATAATATGAAGAATCTTTTAATCCTCTTTTAAATTCATCTAAATCTAATTGAATATTAGTATCTTCTGCTAGATTATCAGTTGATATCTCTAATGGTTCAAAGAATAGAATCACTTCTGATGTAGAAGAGAGTAGGGGAGTGGTATTTAATTCTTGTTCTTGTATTTGTGTTTGAGATATTGTTTTTGTTTTATCGTTCATATGTTTTCTCCTTAAATTAAATAATCAACTACTTTTAGATTGTCTTGACATGCTTCGCTTCCCCAAAAGTACCAATCATATTTTAATTTCTTAATTTCTTCTAATCTTTCTTCAGTTATATTAGTATTATTAATAACTATCTCTTTTAACTTTTTCCACATAGTATTAGTTTCTTCCATATCATCAATCATTTCTTGATGTTTACCAAATGAACCTGATATAATACTATGAACCATAATTCTAGAATCAGGTAATGCTCTACGTTCTGAACCACATATAAGCAACCAAAATCCACCAGAAAAAGCTGTAGTATGAACTGTTATGATAATATTATATCCTTCATTAATCATACTTTTTATTTTGGAGCATAAAGCAATTGTTGAGTACGCATCACCACCATATGTGTCTAAAACTATTTCTATTGGTTCTTTAGTATTATTTTTCTTGTCAAGTAATTTAAGTCTATCTAGCCAATACATTACCTTAAAAATAGAATCTCGTTCTATTTCCTCAGAAAATAGAATACGTCTGTCTCTCATAGCAGAGTTAATACGCATTTCATCCATTATTCTATCATTTGGTATTAAATATTCCATGTATATATTACCTTTCGGCATTTTATTTTAATTCAAACTAATATTATATTCAATTGTTTTACCAACACATTCTTCAAAAACAACAAATGTAGAACTTGCTTCAGAAATCTTTTTAATTTTTAAACTAAAATCATCTAATCCACAGATTGAACCAACACCAATAGTACCTTTAGAAACACCTAAATTTATACTGTTCGCATGATGTTTATGACCAGTTACAAGGTAAGAAATATCTTCATTATACATATATGAATAATCTCTAATTGATTGTTGAACATCTTTTTCTTCACCATGAGTACCTAAAACATTAAATCCTGCAATTTGTGTATATATCATTTCCGTTTCATTTTCCATACATTCAATATTAGGATTATCTTTTAATATTTCTTTTGTTAAAACAAAAATTACTTTACTAATATTTTCATGTGGCAATTCCCCTTTTTTAGTACCTAACAATCGTAAATCTGTATGATTTCCGCATGTAGAATAAAATTTTATTTTAACATTATTACTTAATAAATTTAACCATGTTGCTATAAAATAAGAATATTTAATTGCTGATTCAACAACACCATATTTTAAATTTACAAGTTGTCCCAGATGAATTAATCCATCTAATTCATCTCCAAGATTCATTATATGTATTTCTGTTAAATTTTCTTTTTTACAAATTTCTATCGTTTTATCAAGTAGTTTATACATTCTTTGTTTAAATATATCTTCATTATATTCATTAATAATCTCACCTTTAAGTCCTTTAATTAAAATTTCTTTTCCAAAGTGTGCATCAGAAATACACAACAATCCTTCTGTTTTATTTTTATTGTTAATAATTTTAATAGGGGAGGGGAGAGGTTGAATTTCTTTTATTGCTTGAATTGCTCTTTCAGTAAATAATTCGAATCTAGCACTTTCTCTTAATAATTGTGATAATACTGCTTTTTCAGTTTGGACTTTTATCTTTTCTTTTTGTAATTCACATTTCTTTGTTTCTAATTCTTGAAGAATATTATCATCATTAATATTAATTGTCTTTTCCTTATCTAAATAAGGTAGAAGCATTTTTAACCCATAATATCTTTTACGTGCTTCATCACTTGAAATTTCTATTCCAAATGCTAATTTAAATAATTCAACATAATCAATATCATAAATTCCATTTGATTTTCCTTCAATAAGTCTAATTATATAATCATAATCTGATTCTGTAGGTTGTTTGTAATGTTCCATTTATTCCTCCAAAGAATAAATTTTAAAATAGGGTAGAGGATGTTAAAATTAACATTAATCCTATTACCCATAATCGACCTGTTTATAATAGTAAAAATATATTATTAAAC